GCCTAAGTAAAATGATAGATGAGAACCTCGAAGGTCTTGATATCCTAGAGATGATTAAGTCTCCAGGGATCTATGGATACTTTTCGGTAGCTAGATGGTGGCGAACCATTTTCCCTACTAAGAGTAAGAATCTTAGAAAGTTATCTTACTTCCCTGATAAGGAAGGGAAGACTAGAGTAATCGCTATATTTGATTATTGGAGTCAATCCGCCTTGAGACCCTTACATTCTAAAATATTTAGAGTGCTTCGGTTCATTAAGACGGATTACACCTTTGATCAAAATAGGTTTACCTCTACTCTCCCTAAGGCTCCATTAGATAATTACCATAGCATAGACCTTACTGCAGCTACTGATAGGATGCCTATTGCCCTCCAAAAGAGGGTAGTAGAGTACCTATATGGTAGTGCAGAAAAGGCTGATGCTTGGTGTTCTCTAATGGTCGGAAGTAACTTCACTGTTCGAATGCCCGATAAGAGCGTTCGATCTGTGAGTTACGGAGCTGGTCAACCAATGGGAGCGTACTCTTCATGAGCTGTCATGGCACTAACTCATCACGTTCTAGTTCAGGTATCTGCGCTAAGAGCGGGTGTCTTGGGGATTAAACCAAGATCCGCCTTTTCGCGATATGCTTTACTAGGTGACGATTTGAGAATAGATCAAGACCTTGTTGCTAGCGAGTACTTGAAACTTATTACCTCCCTAGATATGCCATATTCTCCGGCTAAAACCCATGTTTCTAAACATGGATTTGAGTTCGCGAAAAGATGGTTTTGTCTAGATACGGAAGTAACCGGTTTCAGTATCTCGGGGTTAATGAGTGTATGGAAAAGCTATCCATTACTCCTTAACTTCCTAGACAATCAAGCTGCTCATGGATGAACACTTCCAGAAAGTGGGCACCCGGGTCTAATCCGATCAATCCACAAAGAATTCCATGGAGAGTCCTATATAATTAATAGGGCCAACTCTATGGTGAATCTTTATGTATTGTTCAACTCTGTTAGGCTGATTAAAAATCAGTCTAATATCGTGTGGGAGGTCTTGGTTCCGGCACTGAAAAGTGCTTTGGAACCTTACCACCTAGGCGATACTCTTTCTGCTTGAATCACTAAGGTAGGTGATCCACAAGTGGCCATTAATCTGGTCTACTTGAGAGCAAAAAGAAACTTAGTTGAAAAGGATCTTTACTCTTTTCAGAAACAGGCTTACGTAGTTAATGCTAAACTATGGAAGTATGTTAATGATAAGATTAAAGGGACTCGTGCTGACCAAGCAACGCAATCATTCCTGAGGGAAACTCTGAGTGTGGTTCTTAATTGGAACCACCCCATCGTTCTTGTTCTAAACAAACAAATCGATAAGGCTACAGGATTCTTAATGAATTACTGGGACCCAGAAATCTCAGACAGCTTCTTATTTGAAGCTGGCCTAAGTAAGTATAATCTTACAAAGGGAGTGTTTTCAGATGCGGTCCGTGACTTCAATAGTCCTGTCCGAATCGGCCGTTCTTAAAGAATTCATTAATGTTCTTAAGAATCTATCAGACGACTTGTCTGAAGATTCTAAGGCTCTTAATGAACGTCTTACCATGGATCCCCAGCACTAATGCTGGTTGCCAGGC